CCCATTGGTCGGCACGTCGTTTCGGCATCGGTCGTGAGCGGATCTCTTGGCGAACGCCATAAGCGTCCAAGTACGCCACGACGCCGCAATGGTGGTTGCGACGTCGGTCGACGCACGTGACTTGTCGTCTTAGCAGTTGCATTAGTCCTCGCGTGTGAGTAGGTTGGTGTTGAGTAGCGTCCACGTGAAGATTGCTTGCGCCTCATCAGTGCGTGGAACATCGTAAGACCTTGTAAACAAAGCGTTTTCTTGCTCCTCGAGGGTCCGTGAGGCCCTTCGTGAGGGAGTAACCGCCCCGTAGTTGTTGCGATCTATCGTGTCACGTGACAAATACGTGTCGTTGTCGGTGAGAAAATTCTTGAGCGCGGCGTTGAATTCGTTGTCGTTGTGCATGGCGATTCTCCTTTGCGTGGCACAAAAAAAACGGGAGAGCGCGAGGCTCTCCCGTGTGTGTGTTAGGCGTTGCGACGATTGAACTCGGCGGTCAGCATCGCGAGCATCCCGAGCAGGTCCGCGTCGCTCATGCTCGCGGTTGTCGTAGGCGCGGAAGGCGCTGCTGGCGTCGCGACCGGCTTGGCGTCGGCCTCGCGGAAGTACGCGGCAGCGCGAGCGCTGCGCTTGCGATAGTCCTCGGACTTCTCCTCGCGTTGTGCGCGATAGTCGAGGACCTCGAGTACGTCGTCGCGTACGGTCGCGTCTTGCGCGTAAGCGGCCTTCATCTGCTTGATGCTCGCGAATGTGAATGCGTTGTTGGGACGTGTCATGTGTGCGTTCTCCTGTCTGCATGACTTGGGATCAGGACATTCTGACCCACAAATCCTCCCCTAGTCCCCTTTGGGGACTGTGCGCAGGAATACCCGCAGGCGCGGGGGGGGTGCCGACCCGCCGCCGGTCTCGCGTGCGCTATCAGGTCACCGGGGGGGTCCGAGTAGCGAGCAATTTTTTGCAAACGTCGGGACGACTTACGCAATAAAAGTGATTAGATTCCGCACAATGAGCAAAAAATCAGACCAAATCCCCGAAATTCTCGAACTCACACCCGCGCAAATTTCAAACATGCGCTATAAGCTCGCGAGACACGTTACAAAACACATCGAATATGCAAACGAAGTTCTCACTGGCACACGAGTTTGGTCTCCAACGCAGGCCAGAGTGTTCGCAACTCTCATAAATAAGGTCGTTCCGGACCTATCTACGTCGTTTCACAAGCATCAACACGAACATAAGGTCCTAACCGAACTCAGCCGGGACGAACTTCTCAAGATCGCCTCTGGCCAACTCCAGCAAAAACCAGAACCGGAGGTCATCGAAGCTGAGATCATCGAGATCCAGCCGACCCCAGAGGAAGAAAATGTCAAACCGAAAGTTGTGGACACCTTCGTCCCAAAACCCGAGCCCAAACCAGAGCCAAAACCAGAGTGGCGGCGTAGTACGGAACCCTCGGGCGGAAGCTCTCCCCTCCTCAATAAGTGAGCAGGACTTCGGCAAGGCCATGGCCCAGCTAGACCTGAGCGGCATTCCGAATCACAAGCGACGTGCTGCGATCATGGATCACTTCTTCCGCATCATGGCTGAAAAGATCCACGACCGCGACAAGGCCGAGGAAATCCGCGCCTCTCGCGTCCTGCGTAAGGGTCTGATCCCATGAGCATTTCTGCGCAGGAGGCGGCAGAGCACCTGCTTCGCCTTCAGGATGCAGAAGATTCTTACCTTGGTTTCATCCGCCTCCTCTATCCAAAGTTCAAGCTGCCTCAATTTCAGATCGACCTGATCAATGCGCTCGACGCGCTGGAGCGCGGCACGCTGCAACATCCTGATGGGCGTCCCGCACGCAAGGTCCTGATCACGATGCCGCCTCGCCATGCCAAGTCGACCTTTGGCACGGTGAACTTCCCCGTCTATTACATGGCCAAGAACCCGGAGCGCTACGTGCTCTCCTGTTCTTACAACGCCCAGTTGGCTGCGGACTTCGGACGCCAAGCCCGTGACATTGCGACAAGTGTTGAGGTGCAGCAGGCATTCCCAAATCTGCGCATCTCCTCTGACAGCCGGGCAGCAGACGTCTGGCGAACTGAGCAGGGCGGGGCTTACTTTGGCGTGGGTATCGGCGGCACGACCACTGGCCGACCTGCCAACCTTCTCCTGATCGACGACCCCATCAAGTCACGCGAGGAAGCCGAGAGCGCCTCTCAACGCAACAAGGTGTGGGACTTCTACACCGCGTCTCTGAGCACGCGCCCGCAACCCGACACGTCTGGCAACGAGCCCATCGAAATCCTGATCCTCACGCGCTGGCATCCTGATGATCTGGCTGGCCGAGTCCAGCAGCTCCAAGACTGGAAGGAAGGGATGTGGCTGCACTTGGACTTTCCTGCGATGACGACGAAGGTCTCAAAAGTCCCAGTTTCCCAGCTTCCGGAAACCGATCCGCGTCACAAGACGATTGCTGAGATGCGCCGTCTTAAGCCAGAAGATCGTTCCGTCTCACTTGAGCAGAAGACCGCCCTCTGGCCAGAGCGATTCCCGGTCGAAGAACTGGAGCGCCGCCGTCGTCTTAATCCACGCGACTTCGAGTCACTCTATCAGCAGCGCCCTTACATCGAGGGCGGCAATCTCATCAAGACGGAGTGGTGGCGCTATTATCCCGACGACTTGAATCCCAACACTTTCCAGCAGCTTATCATCTCGTGTGACACCGCATTCAAGAAGTCCGAAACTGCTGATTACAGCGCCATCGTCATTGCTGGCCTCGCGAGCGACGGTGACATTTATATCGTGCAGGTCATGCGTGGGAAGTGGGAGTATCCCGAACTGCGCCAGCGCCTTATCAACTTGAACGCGCAGTGGCGCGGGCGTGGGCTGCGTGCCATCTATGTAGAGGACAAAGCCTCTGGCCAATCCATCATTCAGGACCTGCGCCGTGAGAGTGGGCTTGCCATTGTGCCTTACAAGGTTGCCAAGGATAAGGTGAGTCGCGTGAATGCGGTGACGCCGATCTTGGAGGGTGGCCGCGTTTACCTGCCCGAGCGGGCAGGGTGGCTGGATACGTTTGTAAGTGAGTGTACGGCGTTTCCTTCTGGCAAGAATGACGATCAGGTGGATGCCTTTGCCATGGCCATTGATATTCTGTCCCGCCAGATGGTGACGCCAGAAAGTGTTTTTAATGGTATGGCTATGGGTTCGTCTCTAAATCAGGAGGCGAAAACCATTAAGGGCTCCTTGGGCAGCATGTTCGGGGGCAACATCTTCCGGGGCTGGGGCGAATAAGGACGACCCATTCTGTTTCATGAGGCAAAAAGACAGTCATGGCTGACGAACCCAGACAATACGGCGCTGATTACGCATTTTCTCCGACTGACGGTCAGATCGTTGATCTCTCACGTCTGGCCGAAAAAATTGTGAATTATCAGGATATTTCCGAGGATTTGACGGAGGACGAGGAGCGTCGCCTTGTTGATTACGTCAAGTCCTGCACGGACATGTCGTATCACAAGATATCGAAGCGCTATTCGCACTGGCGCGAAGCTGATGCGGCGCATGATGTTTATGTGCCTCCTGAAGCAACGTCATTTCGGGAGAAGGCTGTCATCGCGGACACGCGTGCTGTGTCGGATACTGTGCTCACCTACCTCATGGCTGCGCTTGGCGGGCGCAATCCGATGTTCCAGCTCGAGGGTCTGAACCGCGAAAGCCGCAAGGTCTCATCTATCTTGGAGCGCGTGCTTCATTCTCAGATGCGGCGCACGGCTGGCGAGGCGCGTCTTGCGCAGATGCTACTTGATAGTGTGCGTTATGGGTTTGCGCCGACGAAGATTGTGTGGGATGCAAAAGAGAACCAGAACAAGATTATCAACTATGACCCACGCCGGGTCTTTCCGGACCCGCGTGTGTCATGGGGCGACTGGGAGCGGTGGCAATTCTTGGTGTTCGTGGACTATGTGTCCTTTAACACCTTGATGGCGACGGGTCAGTATCCAAAGCTGAAGAACAATCCGTCGCTACGCCATCGCATCGCGCCTCCCCGCAATGCTTGGCAGGCTCATCGATTCCATGCTGAAGAGGGCCGTGGCCTGAACATTGATCCGGCTGCTCCGAATCAGCGTGAGCGGATGGATCACGCTTACTTTACCTTGGGCGATGCCCGTGTGGTTGACGAATGCTATGTTCGCTTTGCTGGCTACGAGATTGGCATCCCGAGCATTGACCAGATCTGGATGGTCATCACGGTTATGGATGAGCATGTGTGCATTCGGATGCAGCTCAACCCTTATGGCCAGCAGTTCCCGACCGTGGTGGGTGGTCTTTATAATGACAGCCACAAGACGTGGGGGCAGTCACTTTATGATTTGATCCTGCCGATGCACGACATCGCCACATGGCTGTTGCGTTCTCGCATCGACAACGTGCAGGCTGCGCTCAACAACTTGATCTTTGTCGATCCGACGCAGGTGATGGTGCCGGATCTGATTGACCGCAATCCGTGGGGCGTTGTTCGCACCATGCCGGGCACAAAGCCCGGCGATGGTGTTTTCATTGCGCAGGTTCCTGACATTACGCGTGGTCATTGGAATGACATCACTGCTATGAATGAGCTGAAGCAGCGTGTATCTGCTGCCTCGGATGCGCAGCAGGGTATCCCGACGCCGGATGTGCGAACTGCGACTGAGATTGCTCGTCTTACGCAGCTTGGCTCGCAGCGTCTTGGCGTGTTGAGCCGTGTCATTTCTGCAACAACCATTCGTCCTATGGTTCGGATGATGGTGGCGAACATTCAGGATGCCTTGGATTTTTCTGGATCTATTCGCATTGACGAGGACAAGATGCCATCCAATCTGGCTCCGCTGGTTCAGGAGGGATATATCGACTTCACTGGCGGCGACCTTCAGGGCAAGGTGGATTATCTCGTGATTGACGGGACGCTGCCGGTTGAGCCGACGCGGAATGCGGAGACGTGGATGAACATGCTCCAGATCATGGGGCAGACGGGTCTCAACATGGAGTACAAGATGGGCAAGATTGCCGAGGAGGCGATTCGTGCTCTTGGTGTTTCCGATCTTGATCAGTTCCGCATTTCTGACGAGGAGCGTCAGGCCAATGGCATGAGCCCGAGCCAGCAGCTTGCCTTGATGGAGAAGATG